CTCACGATGTTAAGTCCGTCGAAGAACGACGTAAACCATCACACAATTTATAATTGGAAATCAAAAATTGTGATCGTCTCAAGAAACTGTCCTATAATTAGGAGTCTCTTTTTTGTTTCGAAAAATGCTGGACTATTAAGTCCTGGATGGCAAATTTATTATCAAAGGAATTTATTCTAAATAAAAAATACCTCATAATAAATTACATCCACATTTCCTAGGTACCGAAGGATTGAGTTAACCTTCAAGTGAGTATTTATACTCATGTACCAAATTATTGAACTTACTGAAACTAAACCTTTAAAAGCCTCGGAGTCACATCGAACCAATGTTCATGCGACAAACAATCTTTCTAAGGATGTTTCCGGAAAGCAGTCACCGGTCTCGGTTGTGCGAAAGCACAAAGAGAAAAGCTGTAACGAAGAAACTCTGAAGTCAAAAACTTTAGAATCTTACGCTCACTGCCTGAATTTGTTCATGGCGGTTGAAAAACCCTGTTTATACTTTGATAAGAAAAGACAAGTTAGACATTTTAATAATGTTTTCAGACCTTTTGAACTTAAGGATTTCCCTAAAGTTTTCAAAGGAATGCTAGCTGATTTTTTCTCATTCAAAACACAACAAAATCGACCAAATGTTTTGTTAACCTATAATTCTCTATTTTACAATAGTTTACAGAATTATTTAGTTAAACAACAACATAACTCAAAGAGAAAAGAGGCCGAATTATTTTGGAATCTGATGCATTGTAAAGTCAATGCTGCTGAAGTTCCTGAATCGATGATTAAAGAATCATATGTTAATCACTCAAAAATTTTGAGTGAGCAGCATGTGACTCATAAGAATCTTTTACTGTCTTTTGGTGCATTTATTGATCCATATGTGGAAGAAGTTGTAAAACTTCTACCATATGAAGAAAAAAATGTTCCATTAGTTAAGAATCACGCAGCGTTTAGTATACCAAGGTCACAAGGAGGAACTCGATTAATTGATAGTAATCAAGAAATGTTCGTTCACCCACGTGACGGAGGAAGAATAGATCCAACAACATTTATGTTATCAGGTCTACCTGGGATTGGGAAATCACTTCTCCAAGCTCATATTAAACGACTAATGCAAAAGATGAACTATGACACTTATGAGAGAAACTCAGGAGTCGATCATTGGGATGGTTATAAACACCAAACCGTGACACTCATTGATGATTTCAATCAAGAGATTCATAGCCAAAACAATTTGTCTACAGAATGGCAAGAGTTCATTACTCTTAATTCCACTGTTGATTATGTTTTACCCATGGCAAAACTAGAGGAGAAAGGAACTAAGTTCACTTCTCCAGTAATTTTGTACTCTACCAATTCTGATCTTCATCGTTTTCGTATGTCTGCTGAAAAGCAAATATCGAATGTTGAAGCAGCAGAACGGAGAGTGGACCAATGGTTTAACATTTCAAAAGTGAAAGCGAGTAGGAAGTGTATTAAAGGATTAAATGGTCAGATTATTCAGAAAGCAATTTCTGAAGATCACCAATACCCCGTTGGTACACTTCTTTGTAATGACAAACCATATGACAGTTATAAATCCTTAGCAATATTCATCACTGATGAAATAATGAGGACCTGGCAAAAAAAGTCTTCTTTTTATAAGGGAGAATTCGATGACAGGATCCATCATGTATGCTTTCAAGATAAAATTGGATCATATGGGTACTCTTACCCTTCTCAACCGGAAAATATCAATCATGTTAATGTACATGCAATTGCAGAACCGTTAAAAGTTCGAACAATAACCATTGGAGACAAAAACCTTTACGCATTAAAACCTTTACAAAAGGCAATGTTTAAGGCTTTGGACTTGTATAAGTGTATGACACCTTGTAAGACACCAGATTATCTGGATGTCCTGCAAGATTTATACGAATCGACAAAGAGTAGAAGAAATTTCTGGCTCTCTGGTGATTATACAAGTGCAACCGATGGCTTGCATTCAGACATTCAACAAACATTTACTGATGTCTTAGTGAAAAAACTTGGAGATCATCCATTAGTTCCATACATTATTGCGGACTCTGGAGTTCATACTTTGAACTACCCGAGTTGGACTGGTATTAAACCAGTGCAACAAACGAATGGACAACTAATGGGATCACTAATGTCTTTTCCAATTCTCTGTGTTGCGAATGCATTCACATTATGTTATGCACTTTCAACTAAAGAAAAATTGGTTTCTATGGAAACTGTCCCAGCTCTCTTTCATGGTGATGATTTACTCGCGAGGGTAACTCATCAAGATTATGAGAAATGGGAACAAGTTGCCAAATCAATTGGTCTAGGCCTTTCTGTTGGTAAAAATTACCTATCGAAAGAATTTGGCTCAATTGATTCTCAACTGTATGCACAAAATGCAAATGGTCGGGTAGAAAAACTAGATACCGGGAAATTCCGTTGTATGTGTCCTGATCCTTCATCCGTTGAAGGAGCAGTGACCCAATTACTCAAGAGAAATATAAAGAAGTCCACGATTGTGACCCTGTTAAAGGAACAATTAAGACATACTCCAAGATCTATTGATGTTCACACTAACTTTGGAGGACTCGATCCTAATGGACGAGCACCAGAAAGTGAGTTAGAACATGCTCTTACATACAGAAAGTATGAAAAGGTAATTGGCATAAGACAATTAGCAAAGATTGGTGAAAACTATTTAATTGATGCTCCGAAGGAGTTACTCAATGAAAGAGTTTCAACATCTTACCGGATTGTAAATCTATCATCTGAAGAAACCGAAGTTAATCCTTGGACAGCCTTGAGAAAGCTGAAAAAAGAGAAACCAATAGTTAATACAGATCTCGATTTGTTACTATATAAAGATAGGTCTACCGTGGTAGTCTCACAAGACACGTATGTTCGCCTCAATAGACGAGCCCATACAATCTTGGTTAGCGAGACCACTACAAAATTAGATCGACTTTATTTCCAAGCTCTTAATTACCTTAGGGGCAAAGAAGAACAGGGTGTGTAAGCTACTGTAGCCGACTCCAAGTATGCTTCGTTACAACGGTAACGAGAGTCACACAAGGACACA